CGAACTTCAAGATATCTTGAATATACATCGTCATCATATACAATATAAGGGATTTACCACCACCAGTTGGTGCCAATATGATTTTACGACCAGTTCTTAGTGCTTCTGTTGTTGCTGATACCTGAAAATCTCTTGGCTCAAATGGTAGTTTCAGTGTATTCATACCAAAATCCATGATATCATCTTCTGTAATATCAATAGATGGCATTATTACATTAGGACTGATTGTATATTCATTATCCTTTGCGAACTTTAATAATTCAGCGTATAAACCAAATGGCAATGTTCTATTCTGTCTATTGAATAGTCTAACTTTACCGTCCCATATTTTACGTTTGAATTTTTCTTGGAATTTGTATCCATCTGCAAAAAATGAGAATTTTTCATGAAGCTCATAATAGATACCAGAATTATTACACGTTATTTGTAGGTATGATGTATCAATCGCTTTTACATTTATATCGTATTCTTGCATATTATATGTACTTTTAATTATAAACTATTTGTAATATAGGTTTTATATAACCACTTTTATTATTTAATACATATATTAATTTAGAGTATATTCAATACACTTCTAAAACTCTTAGAATGAGTTTAGAATAATAGATATGATAGATTATATTAGATGGGTAATTAAAGTTTATCAGTAAGACTTCTAGAGAGTTATATAATTGAATTTAGATACTAAAAAGGACTCTTATTGAGTCCTTTCTGTTATTATATACACTATATATTATTGAATACGTGTATAATATTGGTAGTTGAATGTAACTGGGAATTCTGCAACAGTATCTTTAGTACTCCAATCAAGACTGATTTCACCAATTGTGCTTGGGAACAATCCACGAATTTCATACACATTCGCAACAGAACCATCACGTGAATAAGTTGTGATTGTACCATTTACCATGTGCGCAAATGCATTACTATTAACAGATTTATTTGATTCGGCATTATTGATTGCATCCATCCAATCTTCGAATGTTTTACGAACCAATAATTGCTCATCTGCAAATACTGTGGTGTTCCATGCATCAAAGGTTGTATCACCAGGAACTTTGTAGTCACGCCCCATATATGGAATACTGATTACACCTGTATTTTTTTGAGGAATTGATGTAGCTTTGCATTTAAAGCTAAAATCATCTTTGTCGCCATAAGGTGAATTTACTGTTACAGTGAATAGGTTGCTTCTCATACCACCATGCGCAACGGTGCTAATAAAGCTATCAATGTCTAACATTATATTGTTCTCCAATTAAAAATAAAGTACTTCAATTATATTTATAGTAAACGAAAAGTAATAATTCTAGAAACAAGAAAGGACCCAATAAAGGATCCCTTCTTAATTATGTTATGATTTAGCTTGCTACATAATTCTGAACTAAACGTTCCCAATCAGAAATACCAGCCTTAATCAAAGTAACAGCAGTTTCTACAGCGCGCATTGTAACTTGACCACCACTTTGTTCTAGTCGTTCCATAATGGTATCAGCTGTAGTGTCATCTACTACATTTTTTGCCTTAAGAATTGTTTTGATACGAAGCATTAAATCTTCACGACGTAGGGTTACATCAACAACATAACTACGAGACAGAATAGGTTGATTCAGTTTATCTTTAGGAATATTTGTAATAACAATTACTGCACCTTTAAAGTTAAACTCTGATGGTAATTTGAGATCTTTAACACCAACTGAACTAGGATCATCCATATAGGCATTATCAATTTTATTATAAAGTTCACGTTTCTCAGAATCTGTTAGTTTTAATACGTTTTGAGTTGCGCCTGAATTCCATGAAACTTTACGAGGTTCTGAGGTATCAAGAGCAGACTTAAGCATATTCACAGTATCTTCTGATTGGAAAATTGAATCAGAATCATCAAATACAATCACTTCATCTCTATTAATAAACAATGTGGTGTATAGACCCAATGGAGATACTTTGCCACCTTTGAAATAACGCCATTTGGCATCAGGACCTTCAGGAGAACCTAATAATTTAGTTAATGCATTAACAACAGTGAACGATTTACCAGTACCACCCTGAGCACCAGTGATGATTAGTGAGTTAGCGGCCTTTGTACCTACAAGTACAGCAAGTTTCTCAATATCATCAAACACATAGTTTATATCAGCATACTTAACTTTGGCCAATTCAGCATCGACTTTCTTTGCACCGGCAGACATTGTGTTTGTTTCTTTATTAACAACTGCTTTGAAACCAGCTTGCCATTCTTTGAATTCGTCCATTTTGAATCCAGGTACTTTTTTGGCATATTCACGCCACATACCTGGTGCAACTGTCGTCTTAAAGATATTAATATCAGCACCAAGTACTTCTACCGCATACTTAACGTATGGATTTTCTAAACGTGGATCATTAGCATCAACACCTTCAACAATTAAACGATTTGAACGTGATAACGATTCAATTTTAGATTCTGCTAATACAGGTAATTGACCTGTGATTACATAATCCAACATACTTTTAACAACATTAACAATATTCATGTTAGGTTGTGCCACCGCAGAACGAGTTGGTTGGCCGAAGAAGTCGGTATTTGATTTGTCCCAAAAGTCAATAGAATTTAGTTCAAACTGAGATTTCTTCATTCCTTTTGGTTGAGCCATACCAATACGTAAACGTTCACCATTCTTGTTTACATACATGTACCCGGTACCAGTTGTACCGTCAGCTTTGGTGAAATCCACAGTATCAGTATCTAAACCTGGTAACATTGTTAAACGTTTGAAATCTGCACCAGCACGTTTAGATGCAATTTTAGCCAAAAGATCTGCAACCTGTTTTGCATCTTTAATGTTAAATGTTGCTTCATTCAGTAGACCTGAGTTTGATTCATTCACAAATTGTATAAATGATTTTAATTTTGCCATTGTAATGGTTTCTCCTGCTTGTTCAAGTAATTAAATTATACTGTATACTATTTAATAACAAACTAAAGTGTATATAAAAAAAGGTGTAACATTTGTTACACCTTGAATTCTCCCCTTAGAATATATTATATTTTTATTCTAATTATTTGAATACTTCTTTAAATTCAACACCAGTTGGAACTGAATAGAAGTTCAAGTATACAAAGTCAATTGTACGTGAAGGTTTCAACGCAACATCTAACGCTAAGCCATTAGTATCAATAACTTGCGGTGTGTTGTTAGTTTTATCGCAGATACAAATAAAATCTGTGATACCTTGTTTTGCTTTGATGTCACGTAAGAATGGATTCACTGTATTCAATACACGAGTACGTGTTTGTTCAGTATTCAATTCACCGATAAAGTATTTCATGCTACGGCTAATTGCTTTTTCAACCACAATAAACAAACGACGTACATTGATTCGGTCAAATGCAGATGGTTTAGTTTGCAATGTTTTAGAACCAAACAATACGATACCTTCATTGCGGAATGTACACAATGGATTTATCTGTGCTTGATAGAGGGAATCTCGAAATGAAACATTTTGTTCCCAACAAAGTCTGATAACACCAGCAATTTTACCGTAGTTGAATCCCATACCAGCATACCATGCTTCGCGTTCAAATTCAACACGGGCTTGTAGACCAGCAGAATATGGATTCATTGGTACCCATACCTGTGATTTATTATATGCATCATAGATCAAACCCCAGTTAGAATCCATGAAACCATAAGATGAACTATACATTGCTTGGCGATCTGCTAAACAACCAGTCAATGCCTGTGAACCACCAAGTTTAATACTATTATATTGTGGACCAACAAATGCAACAGTGAATTTACGTTGTTCTGCAATTTGAATGATTTTATTACCAACTACATTACTTGCTGCACCTTGGAATAATAAACCGATGTCATATAGATCAACATCAGACAACATATTATAACCATCAATCACGGCATCACCAGGATGTACATCAACTGTTGCACCATTTAATACAAATGTTGTTTGTGTAGCATTGCTAAAATCAATAGGTTTTAAAATATCAACATAATTTGATGTACTATTAATTTTAGTTACATAATATGTAGTAGCTGTAGAATCTTTGGTCATATTGGTAATGGTTTCACGGATAAATGTATTTTGTATGATAACCATTGATACACCATTAGAAGCAGGTTTACCTGAACCAGCACCGCCACCGGCAACAGTATCTAATTGTGATTTGATATTTGCAGGTGAATTATCATAGTTGTTATTATCAACTAGATATACATATGTGCCATTGCCTTGACCTGCA